TAATAAAAGGTGATTAAAAATGGTAAGTAATGAAGTTTGGATGGACAGCGGGGCGATGGTATCTATGATACCTGAACAAGATATATTTTTAGGAACATTTGCGAGTGGGGTAAATTCTGATACATCTACTGGGGCAATTGCTTCTGCTACTGTTAAAACGGCGGGAACTCAAGTTTTAGCAAGTCAAACAACAATTGATAGTGCTGGTATTGTTGCTGGACAACCTACAACAGGAACAGGTGGAGAATTACTTTTAACCCTTTCAGCGCATACAACAGTTTTAACTTTTATAGATGCTACTGCCACTAATTACGAAGATGGTGTCGGTCCTGCTGGTCAAGATGGTTTTTTTACTCTTTCAATTGCAGGTGTTGATGGAACAGAAACAGTTGCAGTTATTTTAAATGACGACAATGTATCGCCTAAAGCCACAGGCGCAGATAGAGATATTACAGTTTCTTCCCCAATTGCTTCGGGAACCTCTGGAAGTCAAATTGCAGAAATGGTTCTTCAAGCCCTAAGTGGTGAAGATGTTTCAGTTTCAAGAACATTAGGTGTTCTTACTATTACAAATACCGTAGGTGGTTTTGTTGCAGATACAACAGAAGATGTTAACGGTGGTGTAACCGTAACTTCAAATACTGTTGGTGGCGCAGTTACAGCCGCCACAGTTGTAGCCGGAGGTAGTGCTTATAATATTACTTCTGTTGGAGATGAAGTGACATTTACTTCATCGGGAACAGACCCTGTTATTGAAATTGCTCTTGTAGAAGTTCCTTCTACTAACGCAGTTTTTACTCTTAACCCTTCTTTTACAGGAGAACTTCTTCTTGTTCCTAATCTGTATCGTGGGTGTATTTTAGAATTTTATTTAAACAGTGGCGACACTTTTACTGACAAGGCCATGATTATTTCAAATACGGCTACTACAATTACAGTAGCAAATACTATTGATTCGGCAATTATGTCTTCGGCATCAAGTTACTACGGTGTTATTCAACATATTGGCGCACCTGTTCCAGCACCTAAAGATAGTTCCAACCCCCGACTTCTTTCCGATACTTGGATTGGACTTACAGACCAAGTTACAATTCCTTCTACCGCAATTGAAATGAAACAAATTGCACTTTCTTCGGGAACTCGAAATATGGCTTATCAATTTAAGGGTGCAGAAACTACCTCCGGTGGTTCTTTTTCCTTATCTGCAAATAACTTTTCATGGCTTTACTACGCATTAGGTTCAAAAGAAATTACCACAGTATCTAATCAAGGTTCGGTGACAATGGATTCGGATGATTTCTTTACTTCAACCGGTCTTACTGGAAATAATTTTATCTATGATTCTAATGTAAATACAGCAGGTTTTCACCGAACAATTGGTAATGTAGTATGCCCTCCATTAAATAAACAAAAGGGTATGGATGATACAGATATTAAAAGTGTTAATCTTACTCAAACCAATGGGGCAATTACAAATAAAATTACTTATACTTTTAGTGAAAATAATACAGCAGACCTACCTTCATTTGCTCTTGAATACACACTTAAAAAGCCAGCAAGTATGGCTACGGAAGAAGTTGATATTACTTCGACTACTGTTAACAGCGTAGCAAGAGATATTTCGGAAACAGTTTATTCTAAGATTTACCCCGGTTGTCAAGTTGAAAGTGTTAATCTTACAGCAGATGCCGGACAGGAAATGAAAATGACAGTTAATTTTAACTCAAAGAATACATTTACTGCACCAAACAATTATGTGACAGCAAACAAAACTACTGACCTTCAAGAATGGGTAAACTTTGGTTCTCCAGCAGGGGGGCAATCATCTATTAGCGAAGAACAATTACGACCTTTTTTCTTCTCCGATGGCACTATTGAAATGTTTGGACAAGAATATATACGCATCGAGAACATGACTTTGGACATTTCAAACAGCCTACAACCAAAGAGATTTATTGGTCGATATGATAAGAACAGCCAAACGCATATTCCGGGTCAAAGAGTATATAATCTCTCCTTTACAGGTTTAGTTACTGACAACCTTCTCTTTGAGGAACTGCGTAATAATGCTGCTACTTCTCTATCAGGAACTGACGGCAATCAAATTAAACTTACCTTTACTAAGGACACTACAACCAATGATGAAACATTGTCAATGGTTTTCAAGGACTACATGGTAACAAGTGCAGACTTCCCACTTACAAATGACAAAGGGCCGATTACAGTTAATTGGGCTATTCAACCTCTTGAGTTGCACTCATGCACTCATACAACAAATTGGATTATTCAAGGATAAGTTTAAAGACCAACCCTTGCGTAGTTATTAACAAGGTGAATACCTATGGATAAAAAGACAGTAAAAAATAAATCAGCCCTATTTGCGACAACAGAAAGCGTATTGCATTACATTCGTGTAGCCCCTGACAGTGATGAATACCTAAAGGTTTGGATTAAAGAACCTACTTTCCTGCAACTGGAGAAGGCACAGGCTAAACTTATTAATCTAAACTCACGCACACAGGACATTTCTCTCGAAATGGATACACTATTTCGTTACCTTTGGGAAGCATTCGTTGATAAAACAGAACCTCAACTTTCACCAGTAGAAGTTATACGATTAAACCCTTATGTCGGTAATCAAATTAAAGAAATCTTACCAGACCCGTTTGATTATGAGGGGGATGAAGATTTAAAAGAACCTACCGAACAGCCTTAAGTGGGGGGAAAATAGATTCTCCAGTAATCTCTTCTCGGATAACTTTATATATCTTGGCAAAGGAACTTAATATTAGTCCCGCCGAGGCATATCAAATGCCGTATTCTATGGTTCGGGATTTTATGGTTATGTTTTCTATCTCTAAAGAAGAAGAAGCGAAACAAATAGAGGCTACAAAGAATAAAATGAATAGGTGATTAAATGGATATGAACGCATTGAGAAGACAACTCGATTCATTTAATACAGATTTAGAAGATGTAAATAAATTACTATTAGAAACAGATGATGCTTCCGAAGGTTTAGTCCGAAAGATGAAGGAACTTTCTGGGATTGGTTCAAAGGGCGGTATTATAAGAAGTATTGTCACCCGTTTTTCGGTAGCAGTTCCCTCGTTATATAAATTAACTCAACAGGTTTCTTCATTATTATTAATATTTAGGTATGTTGATACTGCAAGAACTGAAAGTTTAAAAGAAGAGGCTAAGGTTGTAGAAAGTCTTAGGCGTAGAGAAGACATACAACGAAGGTTGTATAAATTAGAAAAGGTTCGTAGAACTGGAAATCTTACTGCACTTGAAAAAGAACAGTATTACAATGACGCTTCTATTAAAAATTTAATGAAGAGTATGTCTTTTAACGACGCACTATTAAAAACTCAAGAAAAAATGTCACTTATAAAAAATAAAATAGCAAAGGCTGATGATAAAATATTTAAAGCGGCAAGAAAAAGATATGTTCGAGATAATTACGGTGGTAATTTAACTGGTGGTAATTTATTAGGCAAGGCTTCAATTTTGATGGCTGATGAAGAATTAAAAGGTTTAGGACAAAGAAAAAGAGGACTTGGCGATGAAATGGTTAGTTTATTAGACCGAGAATTCACTTTGAAGGATGATATAGATTCGGGATATTTGACTGATTCTGGAAAAAAACAAGCAGAAAGGGATTTAAAGATAGTACAGGATTTAATTGCTGCCGTAGAAGATTCTATGCAACTTATACAGGATGATATGAAAATTGCCTATTCAAAAAGAGATGACTTAATAGAAAAAGAATCGGGTTCATTTAGAGTTAAGGGTAATGCAGGTAATAGGAAATTTGAGGACTTAACACCTTTTGAAAAGCAAATGGCAAAGTATGAAAAGTTGAAAGAAAAAGTTAATACTAAGTTTAACAAAGTAAAAGGTGGAATTGAAGGTTTTTTTAGTAAAGGTAATATGAAATTGATGGCGCAAAATGCTATGAAATTTGGGAAGATATTAATGTATGCTCTTGGTTTTATTTTAGTATTGGGTATTATCGTCTATATGTTAAGAAGAATAAGATTCTTTGAAAAGGCTGGAGAAATATTTTCAAAGATTAAAGAAAAATTAATTCCCCTTACGGAAATGTTCACAGAAAATATAGGAATTTTTATTACCGAAATAATGAATGTATTTGGTGCTATAAAGGATATTTTTGTAGGTTTATTTTCTGGAGATGGAGAAAAAATTTGGAAGGGCGGTGAAAGATTACTAAAAAGTTTATGGAAGGCCGTTAAAGCGTATGCTAAAGTTTTAGTAAGCGGTGGATTACTCGTGTTGGCTGGACTTGCTGGAACATATCTTACAGTTTTTGGAGGGTTATTATTAGGTGTGGGTGAAACTATAAAAGACGCAATTATAAATGCTATTAAAAGCCCATTTAAAACTTTTAAAAAAGGTATAAAAGGTTCAGTAAGTGGTGGCGCTTTAGGTGCAGTTGCTGGAGGTATATTGGGAAGTGTAATTCCGGGTGCTGGAACTGTTGCAGGTGCGACTGTCGGTGGAGTTATTGGTAGTACTATTGGTGGTTTTTCTGGAATGGCAGGAATGGCTTCAGGGGGAACTAATTTATTAGGAGGTGCTTATTTAGTAGGAGAAAATGGGCCTGAAACAGTTTTACTTCCCGGTGGAAGTTCAGTTATAAACAATACAAACACCCGTGGTTCTATGGGAAATACAGTAAATGTTTATGTTAATGGAAGAGTAGGTGCTTCCGAACAAGAGTTAAATCAACTTGCGGATAAAATAGGACAAAAGATTTCTATGCGTATGAATAGATTTTCACCAACAGGATTAAGAGGATGATAAAATGCCGGTAAGCACAAAGGACTTAATGACAAATGCAGGAAATACAGGTTATGGCTACGACCATGCAGTTTTTCTAAACTTTGCCTCCCGTGGAGATAACGGAGATGGTTCAATTACCAACCGTATTATGTTAAAAGCAGAAACAGTGGGAATATCTACTACGAGAAATGTAGCGCCAATTCCTATTCCCTTGTCGGGTTTAATTACAGGGGAATCTACTACGATGGCAATTGACATGGGTATCGCTAATAAGACATTCAATATATCGGGAATTATTACCGAGCAACATATTGTAAAACAGTATGATAACACTACAAAAAAATCCGTAGTTATGACAGCACCTGAAGTAGCGCAATTAATTCACGCATCCGTAGATTCTTCATTTGTGCAGAAACATCAAAATCTTACAGAACTTGTAATTCTTTACCCTTCCCGTGTAGGAGATGATTATGCTTATCATACAGGTGTGACTGAAACTACGAAATTAGAAGACCTACCTTTACTACCCTTCTCCTATCATTCAAGAAAATTAGATAGAGCAAATACTATCGGTGGCGGTTCTATGCCTTCTCCTTCTAATACTGAATTTGAAGGTATTACGGGATTTATTGAAAACTTTTCTACTGACTTTATTCCCGGCTCTCCGTTCCTTACATTTAACTTTTCCTTTAGACAAGCCTTTACTCCTCTCGGTTGATTACTATGCAGACAATATACTCGAAAGATAAGAAGTCATTGCAGTTCCCTGCAATGTGTGATGGGTATGTTAAGATTCAACATAAAGATGATAGTGGCAATGTGCCTTTACAAGAAGTTGGCATGTGGGGAAATAGTGGAGATTTTACAATTGAAATGCTTGTAACACCTTATGATGTAAATGGTAATGCAGCCGGAAATGTTTTTTATTCAAGTATTAAATCTTTATCAAGACACACAAAGGGGGCGACTTATTTACCCACTGCTAATAGACATGATGTTGAAATGATTTTATTTCATAACACAAATTTAAGTATTTCTTTGGTTAATACAACAACAGATGCTTTTAATCAACCTGCTGAATATGCGGTCAAATTTTCTATGACAATTGGAACTACTACAACTTCTATTACAAGTGATACAGTTATCAGTGCTACGAGGGTAGATGATAACTATTTAAATTCTCAGTCTTCGGGTTATGTCTATGATGGACATACACCAGTGGCACATATAAGTTCATTAACTGTAAATTCTATTAATACATCTACAAGAGTTATAACTCTTAGTGGAACTGCTTCGGGTTTCGGAATAGGTCAAACAATTTATACAAGTACAGGTCTATTAGTGGGAACTATTACAAATGTAAGTGGGGCAGATATTACAATGGATAGTATTTCTAATACCCCTTCGGGATATGTTTGTCAAGAACTTACTAAAGATTCAGCATATGTAGAAGTTCCTCACCATATAGCAGTTTCATACAGAAATTCTGGAAAAATGAGCGTTTTTTATAACGGTAATTTGGTTAAAGACGGAGTGCATGATGCAGGTGGTAATTTTGCTTTAGACCCCTCCGATGTTTATTTAGGTCAAAACCCTAATGCTGGTTCTTTTCAAACTATTAGAAAATCACAGTTTATGGGCGAGTTTCACGAAATATCTATGGTAAGTAAATATAAATCGGCGTTTAGAAGTATCAATAGTCTTATGCCAAATTACAGAGACTTACTTTTATATCTTGATTTTGAGGAGGCTAATTTAGATGGCTGACGATGTTTATGTATTTAACGAGGGTCAAGCAATCCCTACGGATTTTACTGCTACTCCAAGTGCAGGGACATTTAATCGTAATACATCTGTTAACCCTAATATTATTACAGAAGACGGAACAAATACAACCGCATTAGGAATACATTGTTATGAAATACATTCGGATTCAGCATCTTCTATGGGAAGTGGAACTGTAAGTTCAAGTAAAGTAAATAGACTATATCCACTAAATACAACAATAGAGAGTTATGCTGAAAATAAATTTGATAGCACTAATTATAGGGTTATCATAGACACTGATTCTGCTACCGGTTTAAAGGAAGGTTCGCATTTATTAGGAAGTAGTAGTTGCACAAGAGATTATTTTATTGTAATTTACGCAGACGATATTTACAAACATCATGTTGCTAAAATTACAGAACAGACACTTTATGAAGGGAACTTTTACAAGTTTGATTTTACTCCAAGTTTGAAGGAAAACATTTCTGCTGGAACAAAAGTAGCAATATATCAAGGCCCTCTTGAAACAGATAATGTTGTAGCCGTTGGTTATGGTCTGTTAAATGACCCTGACCCAAGTAGTGGAACAAATACTACTGATGAAAGACATGACAAATATGTAAATGTAAGCAGACCTACTTTTTACTTTTATGAAGGAGATAGTTTAGAACCCAATACAAAATATACAGTCTTAAAGACAAGCACTAATTCTACGGGGCCACAAGTTAGTGTTTTTAAAACAGCCCCTATTACCTCGGATAAATTATTAGACAAATCATTTTTTACACATACTGCGGTTATTGTAGATGTGAACAAGTCGAATGATGATGATGTTTCGCAACCTAAAGGTATTAATTCTTACACAGCGGTAGGTAGTAATTACACCTTCGCAAAAGAAACATACGCCCAATCTTCTCTAAATATCTATGATTCCGATTTAGGTTTTAATACTTATTTACAGTTTGTTGATTCACCTGAAAGAACACAATTACTTTCGACACCATACCATTTAAATACTTCTAAAACTGTCACTACGAGAGGTAATCAATTTGAGGCAAAGTATTATGATACTGAAAGAATACTTGAACATAAAATTCGTGACTATGAAGATATTAAAATTAAAGAAATTATCCATACCCAAAATGTTTCTACTATTCCAGAAAGCGCATTGCCCGGAGTTTTTAGTAGAAAGAGTAGCACTACGATAGAAGTTACAGGACTTTTAGTAGGACAAGATTTAAGAACATTATTATACGATGCTTCTACTGGTGTTTTTGAACCTTTCTTTGTGGATAACTATTATTATGAATGTGCTTATGCTGTAGCCACAGCAATTAGCGCACCTGTTGATGGTGTGCAAACAATAACTATTTCCAATTCAAGGGCCGTAACTTCAAACTTTTGGTCGGGTTCTGCATCAGTTCATACCTTTTCGGATAAAACAGCCTACCGTAAATTTTATTCAAGAGTTACCGGAACGATTTTAATAGGACATGAAATTGATACAGAATACGATGGCACTACAATTACAAGAAACGGGATTACATTAACTGAAAAGGAATCGGATATTTATAATTTAGAATATTCTATACAGGGAACAAATTACGGTAGAGTATTAAATGTAAGTAAGGGAGATAAAAATAATGGATATGTTACCTTAGTGAGCGAACCCAGTTCTTCATACTTTAGCACTTACACCAGTCCCTTAAGTGGTAATTTAATAGTATCTAAAACTGTTTTTGAAGGAAAGGTGGAGTCAAAGGAAACAAGTGTGGAATCGACAGGTGCTTTTAAATTATCAATAAGTGGTAGAGATGAGATAGCGACACTTTTAAATACGCCCGTTAATCGCAATTATACTTACTCTCAAGAATACATCTATTCAACTTTTAACCCTTATAATACTAATTACACAGACACGGGGGAAGATGTTTCTTCTATTTCGGGTGCAGTAATTACTGCAACTAATACTGTTACAGGTCTCGTTTTTGGTGATGTTCTTTATTGTAAATCCGGAGGTAGTTCACAATCAACCGGTGATTATTACTATCTTTTAGGAGTGGTAAAATCTGTTTCTGGTGCAAATATTACATTAGTCAAAGATTGCTATTTTACTACACCCGATAGTCTTTATACTGGGGAAGATACGGTAGTAGGAACAACTATTTTTAAAGCAAACAGAACTCTTTTGGCAGGTAAAACTTTAGAAACCTCTTTAAGAACAAACCAAAGGGCTACTACATTAATTGGGACCGCAGATAAAGGTGCGGTATTTACAGATGGAAAATATTTTAATTACGGACTCCTTAATTCGAGTGATGATTCAAGTCAATATTCCGATACAGAAAGATTAACTGCTTTAGGTAGTGGAGGAAATACAAATGGTATTGATATTGATAACTTATTAAATACCGTAAATACCTCTACGATATATTTTGATTCACCGGTGGGTTTTGATTTTGAACACCATACTATTTCTTCTATGGTAGATTTTCCTATTTTAAATTCAGTGGATTTAAAAAATGGGCTTACACAATATGAAATAGGGTATGTTTCCCCAATTGTTTTGGGTAGGATAGAAACAACAAATATTAATGATGATTTTATAGATACGGAATTACTTTCCCAAAATTTAAGAAAGGGTCATAATATTCATTTAATTAACGGACAAGGAATGAGGCTCGGTGGATATTTACATCTATTAAATAACGAATTAAATGCAGATAAATCACCAAAGACATTTAATAATATTTTTCAAGATGATTCGGCATTTGGGTCAACTAAAAAGAGTCAATATGCTACAAGGTTTAATACACCCATATGGAGATATTCTAATTTAAGTAAATCTAAATTATTAAGAAGAAGGACACATGGAATAAGTATTTCTGGAACATCAGGAGTTCATAGTAATAATAATCATTACGAAAAACCAAGTAATTATAATTTTTATGCTTCGGGCTATAAAGCAAACTCGACTACTATTCCGCTTGCCGATTACCATGCAGACGATACACTTTCTTATAGAAAAGAGTTACCTATTGAGGGAACAGGGGTAGACCCCGTAGTTGGTGCTAAGTCGTATTTAATGACCCGTTATCCCGAATTTTATCATAACAGTATTTTTAATTATGGTAGAATTTCAAAGGGTCCAGCACTCCTAATTGGTTCTCCTTCATTTAGATATGAACTTAATTGGGGTATGTATGATAATTATTCAGGACCCCTTCATATATTTTCAGTAGGAGATATTTACCCCGAAAGTAAAAAGAATGTAAATAATATAGGGTTCACGGAAACCGCAACAGTGAATGGCATTTCGCAAACATATAGCAGAAATTTAGAAGACTATTCGGTAGTTTTTAAAGGTGAAGAAAAGGGTTCGGAAAAAACTATTGTGCATGAAAATTGGCAGGGTAAGACTACCATAAAGAATAGACTTGATGATGATTATTTTTACAGAACTATACAAAGTACAACGGGAGATTTAAGAAGGGCAAATTTATTAAGATTAACGGAAGTCACTTATGATTACTTATTTAATGAAGTCGATTTTGAAAATTATAAGATGAATAATTTTGGAACTGAAGAAACAAAATTAATACATAGGGGACATGATGGAACTACACAAAAAACATATTTAGTTAAATCATTTCCCGAAAGTGGATTTAGCCCCATACATATTACCTTAGCAGCAGATATTCCAACCGCAACCGATGGCAATAGAAGAACTATTACTGTTAATGATGTAAGATTCTATAATGCAAGTTATAATTATTATTTATATACCGACCCCCATAGTAATGATACACAAGCATTAGAAACAGGAGGTATGCCTCAGTTTATCGGAAAGGTAGCAAGTGTTAATACCAGTACAGATGTTGTCACATTTGGTACAGATTACTCTACATCTGTTCAAGGTTATTCAAGTGGAGAAAAACTTTATGTTATCGTCAGTCCTCTTGATTTAACCACTCCAAGTATTTATTCAAATAATTATTATATTAACGCAGGGTTTGATAATCAACTTGCTCATACTATACAAAGTTTGACAAATGGTTTAACTTTAGATGATAACACCACTTATAATTATAATAAAGCATTGGCTATTACATCATATGGTGATGGTTTAGGAGATGATGATATTGGGTCAGATGTTTTAGATGGCGACGGTAATGCTTTAACAGGGGATATTTCAAATTCAAATAAAAAACCTTTGGATAGTATGAGTACAGAGAATTTAAATGCAATCTTACTTCCTAATCCATATAACATAGAAACATATAAAACTACATCATTTGGTACAAATCAAATGTTTTTGTGGAAAACAGATGCTAATTTTAATGGAAATACTGTCACAATTAGCGGTGCATCGCTTCTTGATTACTTTAGAGATACAGTAGGAGAAGTAGTAGGGGCAAGTTTTCTTACAAATATTTCTAATTCTTTTGGCTCTACACCAGAATATAATATAGGGTCAACTGTTTCCTTTTCAATTTCAGGTGGTTTTAGTCGAATAACAAAAAATTCTGGAAGTGGCGGTGATTGGACCAGTTCTCGAATAGTAGCAGGTAATTATATAAACATTACAGGTGCTACGAATGCCGCTAATAATGGGGAGTTTTTGGTTTTATCAGTGCCTAATATTAATACAATTTATATTGATAACCCTAATTTAGTCGTAGATAATTTTAACGCTATCACTTGGTCTAAATCAGTTTTCACTGAAGATACAGTAATAGAAATTTCAAATGTAGGTGTGGGATATGATGGTAATTATAAAATTGCTACTTTGACTAATACTCAATTTACTTTAGATACGGATAAGTCAGGAACTGCGGCAGCATTTGGGGCAAGTGCAGATAAAACAGATGTAATTATTAAACTATATCAATCTACGGGTTCAAATTCAAAAACTTTAGACACTATTATACCTCATAGAATTTTACAGGACACTCTTCGTGATGATACAGTAGATACAAGTTTTGGATTTGATTATACAGGAACAAAATTAATAATTGCTGGTATTTGGTCTGGAAATGCAAGAGCAGTTTCACCAAGTATTACAGCAAATATATCGGGAGCAATGTATGACTTTGAACCAAAGAGAGTTATTTATAGAGATGTAAACATAGTAGGAAAACAGTTTGCCTCATCAGCAAATGTCCGAATAGACGGAGTTTCTCATACTTTTAATAGAGGTAAATTTTTAGACTATGGTTATGATGGAGATGATAACGGTTTAGGTATTTTACAAAGAAATGAAGATACGGGTGGAGATGATTTTGCGGGTGTCACACCTGTTGAGATTTTATTTAAACCCTACATTGATGTATCGGATTTTATAGTTCACGGAACCGCACTTGATGATTCACTGACAAGTTCCGAAAGAGTTCTTTCTATTACAATTAATCATTTAAATATGGGTAGGGGACAAACCCCAACTGATAATCACTGGATTCATTATTCAAATAATTTAACTGGGTATTACCTAAAGGGGGAAAAATTACATAAGATTATTTCACACACCGTATCTAAAGATACTACCACCTTTATTCATTATCTTAAAATAGACAATGCTTCGGGAATAACAGTAAGCAGTAATGGAACCACTAATTCTACTGATACAGATGAATTAACATTGTTAAAAATAAATCAAATTTGCACATATGATTTTTCACCAAGGGAAATAGAACTTAATACATTATCAACTTTATATACAAGAAAACCCAGTACGAATCAAATGCTCGAAACAATAGCATCTGCAACACATTTTACTGGGGATAATGTGTCAAAGGGTAATGTTAAGAACGAAGGGGTTCGCTCTATGTATTGTCTCATTGAACCCGATGGCGGGGGAGGAGATTATTTAGTTCCGAGAGCAGATGCTGATATGTCTTATACAAATAGTTTTAATGACGGAACACATAGAATTTTAATGACAGATGGTGTAAATAGTCTTGAAACTGAAATGTTTGTAAGAGAATCTACTGATAAAATAGAATTTTTAAATATGAAAAAGATGGTAGGTTCACCTTCTATTGGAAGTATATTTACTATTACGGTAAATCAAAACCCGTCTTTTAGCCCTAAATCTTTATCTATATGTTCACCTTTTAACATTAGTCTTGATTCCGAAGATATTGTTGACGATATATTAACTTCCAAAGGAATTTCTTATACAAAAGACACAAGCACTGATAATTACTATATCGGTTCTAATTTTACAGGTGAAAATGCTTATGCTGCAATTAATAATGTATTGTCGTTTAAGAAAAAGAAATTAACCATAGATGGTAATACTATACGGGTAGTTTCAAATGAAGAAGAAAAAGAATATAGAAGTATTGAATTTAATGAAGAAGATAATATCCATAAAATTTCGAGCATTAAAAAAGATAAATCATTATACGATAACTTTAACGAAGTAGTGGTATTTGGTGACGGCGTAAAGGGAACTGCTAAAAATTACAGAGAAATTAAAAAACGAGGTTCAAAAACTAAGGAGGTATATGATTTTTCATTAGTCACTAATACACAAGTATCAGAAAAGGCCCAACAACTTTTAAAATTCTACACAAGCCTACAATCTGCAATACAAATAGAAGTCGGTGATAAGATACCACTACTGCAACCCGGAAATATCGTATCAGTTTATTACCCCTCGGAGGGAATATTTAGAAACGACTATATGGTTATTGAGATTGAAAAGACTATTGGAATGCCGACCAAGTTATTACTCGGAGAATATAACCGTGACTTAGCAAATACCTTTACAATGTTAATTTCGGAAACACGCAATTTACAAGGTAGGGCAAAGCAAAAAGTTTATACGAGTGTGACCTCTCCTAATATTGATATACAGTCACTACGAGTTAAGTTTGTTAAGGCGACAATAACTAAGACTAATTCAACTGCGACAGAATTAGGATTTACATACACATTAGGATTCAATACGGGGATGGGACTATGATAACAGCAGAAGGAAAAACAAATTTAAGAGACCATATTATCTCAACCTTTACACACTTTCAGGTGGGAACAGGTGGGGATTCAACAAATCCTAATGCGGGAGATTTAGATTCACCTTTAGGTTTAAAGGCTACAATTTCAAGTGCAAGTGGACAAGTCATTTCAAGTGGAGAAACTTCAATTGATTTTTCATTTACTATATTGGGTTCTGCGTATGTTGGTAATACAATTAAGGAAGTAGGCATATTTGATTCGGGGAATACTTTATTAGTTCGAGTTAATTATGATGGAATAGGACCACTTACAAGTTCGGATGAAGTAGAGTTTATAATTACGGTGGAGGTAGATTAATGGTAGCAAATGCAGGAAAAATAACAACGATGGGTGGAACTACTGGATTAGTGGACCAAACGGATAAAATGCACACGGGAATTTTAAAAGCATTAGAAGCGTATAACAAAGAAGATATTTGTATCAGTCATGCAGGTTTTACTATTACAGACGGAGGGGCTTATACTCAATATAATTTACTGCAACCAATTCAGTTTAGAACGCGAGGGCAATTTAAACTATATGAGACTAATATTTCTGTAACCTATGATACTACTACAACGACAGCAAAACCAACTGCGACTCAAACACAACACCCTAATTATACTCGCTATGATTTGATTTCTATGACTCCTGCTGATACACCTACTTTGGTAATTACATTAGGAACTTTAAATGGTGCTAATGGCTTAGTTCCTGACCTACCCGCAGGTAATATTCCTATTGCATTAATTGAAGTTACGGCAGGAACAGACCCTGATAAGATTGATTATAATTTACAATTATATACATTAGATTTAAACGCCGATGTTTATTTAGGAAAATTTAAAATTAAAGGCGACCAAACAGTGGGGGCTGGACAAGATGGATATGTTTTGACTTATGACAATTCTGATGGAAAGGTCTCATTAGCAGAAGCGGCAGGAGGTAGTTTAGATATTGATGGTTATTCAGCATTAGGAGGAACTGGCCTACACCAAACACAAGACCATTTTGTATTTTCCGATAATGGAACAGAAAAGAAAATTACATTTTCTAATTTAGAAGATGCCGTATTTGGAAATGTTTCGGGAGATATAGCAATTGCGGCTGGAGGTGCGGCTACAATACAAGCAAACAGCGTTGCATTAGGAACAGATACAACAGGAAATTATATGACGAATGTTTCTGCTGGAACGGGAATAGATGTGACCCATACTCCGGCTGAGGGTTCAACGGCTACTGTTGCAGTAGATGTTTCGGACTTTATGACTAATGGTGCTAATAATAGAATAGTTACTGCTACAAGCGCAGATGCGATGAATGCAGAAGCAAATGCTACTTTTGATGGTTCTACATTAGCAATCACAGGTGCTATTACTGCAACTACAACAATTACAGGTGCTACAACTACGGGAACAACAAGTTTAGTCACAAATGGATTATTACAACAACAACCAGAAGCCTTAGATATGAGTACATCACCAGTGATGTCAGGAACTAAAAGTATTGTTTATGTTTTTGATATATCGGGTACAGGACCACCGAATCAAGTTGAATTGCCAAACCCTACTGCAAATCCTAATGCAGTATTTACAATTCGTAATTTTGGTTCAAATCCAATAACAATTGTTGTAGCGGGTGGTGCGCCTATTGACGGCAATATATTAACGGGTACTGGTGCAACCCATCACGCTTTAATTACTACCCCCAATCAAATTGATTTACCGGTAGGACAACATGTGACAGTTCAAGCAGTAGATGATTCGATAACGCCATTAATAACGGGTTATTATATCATAGGAAACTGATGTAATGGAAAAATATTAAATAGTCGTTATTAGTTCGTTTATAATAGTGGTAGCCATGTCGGATTTAGATGAAGTCCTTGAAAGAGATTCGGATGGTAAGATTAATTGGCTTGTCTCGAAAGTGAATGACATTGATACACGAGTTCACACTATTGAAACAAACCATTTATTTCACATGGAAAAGGACATGGCTATGCTACGAAAAGGAGTTTATATTCTTGCCGCAATCGGTATTACATATTTAACAGGGGTGCAATTAATATGACATGGGAAGCAATTCTAAAAGGCGTAAAGGTTCGACCAAAGCATTTAGATTTATTGGTTGAGTTTATTGAAATGCTGCAAGAGCCTGTAAAGCCTACCGAGTTTATTTCTTTTATGGATGAAAGAAACTTGTCAAATGTTCCTTCAGCGGGTCCAGTAAAAGTAGCCGCAAAAAAAGACAATAGATTTAATTTTCACGGCACAGGTAGAGATTTAAAAATAGGACTTGAAGGAGTCCACCAAGTATTAGGGGATGAATAAAATGAATAAAAATAAAGACACATTTAATGACCGAATGGTAAAGCGAACAGTATTGCCAGCAATTTATCTATGGCTTCTTGCCGCAGGTTCAGTAGTGGCTATGGGTATTTTGAAACCCGATGTAGTATTGAATAATCTTGATGGATTTATTGCTCTTATCGCAATTATCGGAGGAACAGCCGCACCTGCCCTTTCAACAGTTTTGCGTATGTGGGAATCGGAACAGACTATTGAGATTGATAATATGGGTGTTGAAATGGAACACGAGCGTGACCGTGATGCACTAAAGAAGCAACACTTAATTGACTTAGAAAAAATTCAACAGAAGCACGAACATGCTTTATCTACCGCCGCTCAAGAACATCAGCATATTGTTGAAAAGCATAAAGAGACTATTGTTAAACTTACACCTATCCATAAGATGGGCGAAGATACTGAGGAATGAATATGTGGCGAGATACTTTAAAAAAGGATGCTGAAACATATTTTAAAGAAAAAATTGCTGAGTATGAGCGCAGGTTAAAAAGAGACCCGAATGACGACAAGGCTAAAGATGCCTTGAAATATTATAAAGAACAATTAGGTGAAGAAGAATGACTCGTTGTAATTATTTAGATGCTTGGTTTGATGAACAATCAAAGATAGTAGATAAAGAAGAAAAGAAAACTAAAAAAGATTTTGTCACTGGTGAAAAGAAATGAGTTGGGAGAACATTCTAAAATACAATCGAGAGCATTATGTTCGTGCAGGTCGTAAGCATAATGACCCTGAAACAATTAGTGTTCATCAAAGAATTTTAGAAATAGTTAATGACAATAATATTCCAAGAAGAGAATTAGGTCAACGAATAAAAGATATTTTAGAAGAGGAATAACTTTAGGCTAAAAAATGAAATCGAAAAATTTGCATAAAAAAAAGCCCCGACCCCCTACGGGGCCGAGGCCAAAAAAAGTATTTTTCTCACTGTTATTAACAGGTCATTTTTTTAGTTTGAAACTCAATTACCACTCTAAATCAATTTTTACCAACTCTCCTAAGTCTTCATCGAAGAAACTTAGATTACCATTTTCTACTCCCATTTTCCACACATCTAAAGTAAGTTGAGAATCTTTTAGACAATACTTTGCCACATCTTCATACTTACCTTCATTCCACCATCGGACAGCCATAAGTCCGTCACCGGACTTTTGTGAATTAAGATTACACTTAGCGAGATTATCCAATTGAACTCGCTTACCTGCCGCCTTTGTCATCATTCTTGATGTATCAATACAGCGTGTTTCTTTCTCTTCGAGATACTTACGGACAATATAAATGTCCATTGAATCTCGCAACGCAGGTAAATCAAAGGCTACAATATTATGCCCTAATAATTTACCACCCTTTTGAAAGTGGTCGTCTAAGTCATACTTAAGTTGTTTTAATTCTTTAACAACTGCACCTTCTATTTCCATAGGCTTATCAATATAAACCGTGTTATTCTCTCCATCCGTAGTAGTTACACAAGTAACTTTCCACATATGGGTATTCTGCCAACCGCCAATATCTGCGGCTGTATTTCCTGTTTCTATATCAAACGACAATATATTATTCATTTTTTTTCACTTCCATATTTTTAATTAAATCAACGGGATAATTCATGTCCATCATTTCTATGACTTTCAATAGCATTTCTTCGTCTATGTAATTAATAAACAAATCAATCATATCTTCCCTTGAAACTTCTTCTTCATCAAGCACTTGTCTAAAGCGCAATATTCTATTCTTCATAAACATTATTCCTTCCTCCTAATATACACTCGGTTATTCATTTTTTTATTCTCGAACAAATGTTCTACACTATTCCATTCCCTATAAAAGGTTGGTCGACTTTTCTTAGTCATTTTCATATAGTTATTTACCAATTCGGTCTTTGACACCCAACCGTCTTTCTTTGGGGCAGTTTGATAAACTTTAGCAATCATCTGTTCACGACCCTTTTCTGCCATTCTCTTAGGACTCTTTTTCAACTTATCACTAAACCAAGTGGTGATTGAATCAAAACTTTGGTCTGTAAGCATTCTTGCTTGGTCGATATGTCTTGCTGTTATTTTATCGCTCTTTTCAGCACAAGCACAAAGAGCCGCCGCATTACACATGTTATTAATTGTATTCATCAAGAAGGTATTTAGTGCGGCATATATATGGTCGGGGAAACCTTCCATGTATTTACGCATACCTCGCCAAACAGTCTTAAGTCTTTTCTGTGCGTCGGGAGTAAAGGTAGTAACAGTTCTTTTATCTCCTGTTTCCTTATATCTCGCATCTGCCCAACAATAAATGTCGTAAAGCATTTCCGAGAACTCAACTGTAAAGGCATCCGAACCATTTTCATCTTCAATAATATTACCTACCATATCCAAATATTCTTCTTCCATTTGCATTTTTAATGATTCGGGGACTTCTCTTACATATAACCACATACGCTGAAAAACACCCTTTGTGAGAATAACCTTTTCTAATCCCTGTGGTGGTAATGTAGTTGCCCATAAACTTCGCTGACAATCTACAACTAAATCCTTACCCCATTCAGTCAAACGCTTTTTGATTAAGTGGGTATCAGAATCTAAACGATTCATAAACTTTTGAAACATCATTACAGTATCTTGCTTGTGCTGTGTTTCCTTGAAGATACCCGAATGTTCAAACTCATCAAAGGCAATAATACCAGAACCAAACAAAGCACCGTTAATATTAATGTCAATTTCTTCAGGCATTGGGTTTCCATCAATGTCTAAGTTTTCTTCACCACGCACCCAATCAGGATTAGGTTGCCCTATTTTAATAGTTCCTAATAATGCTTGGTCTGTAAATGCGTCAGGGTTTTGTAGGTTGTATTCACTGACCCCATTTAATGGTCCTCTTGGGTTATCTCCCCTCATTGGATGCTCATTAACTAAGGTAAAGGTTCTTTCCCAAACGGGTGAAAGAAAGTCAAACATTGTAGTCTTTCCACTACGAGCAGTTTGAATCCAACAGTAATGTATTCTTGGGTCAAGCGAAAGACGGCCTACCGGAACTCTTAGTTTGTCTTTTAGTAATTGGCCGAGGGTTACAAAAAAGGCCATTTCTGCTGGATAGTCATTATACAATGAAAACTGTGTAACAACATCTGTCCACCTTTGAACTACCTTCGGCATTGTAACAGAACTTCTTCTTTCTGTTTCCACATCTCCATTCTGCATTTTTTCCAATGCTTCATATAATTCCCATTCGTCTACTTCTAAATCTTCTACCATTAGTATTTCACCTCTTGTTCTTCGTTTAACGCTTTTGAAATATTGGTGGCCGTCACTTTACCAATACCTTTTACTTTCATAATGTCCTTGATTTCGCATGTAGCGATTTCTAATAATGACCCGAACTCACCTAAGAGATTACGAGCCTTTTCAATTGTAACTCCTTGTATAGTACAAAGAATGTCTAATCTCACATCATCTGTTCTTGTTTTCTTAGGTAACATTTTCTGTAAGTCTATTTCTTTATCACAGTGGTGTTCACAAGCGACTATAAAATGCGCCGCCGATTCTACATCTGCTACCCAAATAGGTGTTGTTTTTGTGTTCAATGCTATGCTCGATAATGCGCCTATAAACATCTTCTGTAACTTAAGTCTCCACCCTCTATTATTATAAGAGTTTCTTACATGGTTAAGATAAGAACCTGCATCGGAAAGATTACCGTATATGATAATGTAATTTCTCACATAAGAATCTTCCATGTTGCTAATTTGATTAAACATTCTCTTGTTACGCACTGATTGTAGGAAGTCTTCGACACTTTTTGCTTCAATGCAAACATCGCCTATAATGTAATCTCCTACTTCCAAGAATATCTTTTCTGCTTCTATATTAGATAACATACAATACTGTATTACCAGTTCACTTAAGACTGAATCTTCTCTACTGTCTATCAACATTCTAATGCCCCCTGTGGGTATCTCCAGCACTTTCCTATGCAATACCCCTTGCTGATTAAAGTTTGACAGGAGGGGGACATATATCGCTTTTTAACGACATATGAAACACCACTTAAAGTCTTTCTTTCGTCATAGTCAATCCATACATCTTCATTGGATGCAATCTTTTTAATTTCACCTGAAATAATACCAATAATATCTACAAGTGCATCGCCACCTACTTCTCTTGGTGAACAGTCTAAACCCTTTTCAACAACTGTTAAGTCGGATAAGAACTCATTATACCATTGAACCAAGTAATGGCGAGATTCGTGTAATGGATTATGAGTCATTACTGCTGCATTAAGACACGGAAGAATAGGTAAATCCCCCGGACTTTCAACATAATCAATTTCAATTTCTGCCGCTTCCATTTCCTTAACTTGAGGCCATTCTACTAAACCTTCACCATACCAAATAGGAGGTTGCTTACGAGGTTTCTTTGCTAAGTTGGTAATTGCCGACAATGGCTTTTTTAAATCACTACGGATTAGATTTATAGAAAATAACTTAGCGCCCAAATGAAAGGTGTTTTGAGTTCTTCTCAATCGAGCAGTATTTATTACTCGGTTATCTAATCGAGGCGACTTACCACATATATCGTGACATATGTTAAAGAAAGCCTTTACTCTTCTCAGGTCAAAAGTTCTTTTACCATAAACGAATATGTAGAAACCTCTACCACTAAAAGCCATGTTGTGTTTGTAGTTATTTTCTGTAAGCCACTTGTGTAATATTTTCATATCATTCCATGCTTCCTCTAAAGATTCATCACCATGAGCATCAATGTCTAAAAATAACCTGTCGATAACTACCGTATGTTCAAGCCCTCTATCTTTAGAGAACTCTTCGTAATCATAGACGGAGGTATAAACATTCATCCTACCGTTATGTGCCTTAACGAACTCTTTGTATTTTTCTTTGTTCTGCACTACAACCCTTCTTGGTTGTATCGCATTCTCTAATGGACTTCCTGCCCACATTTCTCTCGGATAATTCATTTCATCACCTGTCTATTAAATCTAAAAAACTTCTTGACTCGCATATTGAGCAAATGTTTTTATTCTTGTCTGTAAGTTCTGCCTTACAGTATTTGCATTTCTTTTTCATTTACAACACCTTTGTGTCTTTTTTAATCTGTTTTTTTAACTCTTCCTTTGTGAGAGTTATCTTATTTTTCTGTTCTTCTATTGTAGGAGGAACTTGAGAAACTTGAGAAAGCATTACTGGTGCTTCATCAATAAGTTCAAGCATCTGATTCTTAGCATAAAAGGTGGCTTTATCCATCCACTTACTCCTTATCATTTCCATACATTCTTCGCCTAAGAAATCAAGCATCTCTTCCCAAGAAGGTTCTTCCATGTTGTTTATGATATTGAAAATAACATCATCCATTTTCATTAACTCCTTAAATGTCCAATTGTATTCTGTAATCTCTTTGATAATCTTAGAACCAATCATAATTTGTTCCCCCTCCAGTTGCCTCACAGTGTTCAAAATGTCCACAGTGAACACACTTCTTATGAAAATAAGAGAAAGGGAACTCCTTTGACATATATCCATCTACCAACTTTTGTATAGAATTTTCAACAGAAGTCATAGAACGCTTCTTAACATCTTCAACAAAGATGTAGTTACTTTTAGGGAAAATCCAACCCCAGTGAGTAATTCCATATTGTGGGTCTAATCCAGCCGCTACTAAATCATCTTCATCTGCGTTTTCGTAAAGCAGTTGATAGAAGGCCATTTCCTTTCTCATGTTTGTTTTCTTACTGTCTTTCCAAGCACCTGTCTTTAATTCAAACGGAATGTAACCATCGTCATCAAAAAACATTCTATCAATAATACCCTGTAAGTGAATAGTAATACCGTTAACACGATAAGTAGCATTTAACAATATTTCGTTACCGATTGGTATAAAATGTTCTACCGTTCCTTCGTGAACGCACTCGATAAATCTTTCTGCTTGCCATGCAGACAAAGCCCTGTATAAATCTTTAGTATCTTCATCTTTACCTTCTGGGTAGTAATCCCTAAAGTGTTTAACAAGTTTATTAGAATCGTCAATAAAGGGCATAGCCTTTTCAGTATCAACCATTTTCCAGAAATCTTCTTGAGCATTGTGAACAATTGTTCCTCTTAACATAGCCTCCGATGTTTTCTGTTGTTTCTTACCTTCTGCGAATGGGTCATAACTGTAACGATAAGAACCATTACAAAAGTTAAATGTTCCAAGTGAAGACTTAGTAATCTTCAGGGTTGGCCCTTCTAAATCATCAGGATTCCATTGATAGGTAAAACCATTATCTAAATCTTTTTGTGTCCATTCGGTTGCATATTCATTCATTCTTTCACTTCCTTAAGTGCATCAATTAAGGCTGATGCTTCACCTCTTGTCATATCCTCTCGGATAGATTCTTCACCGCCCAACTTTACTATGTAATTTCTTTGGGCTTCAGTTACAGGACCATTATGGTTCTTTACAGTCTTTGTTTGAGTAATACCTTTTTCTTCAAAAGCAGCCCTACGCAAACTTGCAGTTGTATTATCGTGACATTCTTTACATACCTCTACTACATTACTGCGGGAATGAATAAGGTATTCCTTATTTATTTCTCTACATCTATGCTGTGATATAATATGATGCCACTCGGTTTTGCCTTCTGCAAAACAAATACTACAATGCCCCTGTTTATTCCAAAATTGTCTTTCATCTTTTACAACCTTTAAGAACTCCTGTTCAATGGCTTCTATTTCTTCTTGCTTCTTTTTCTTGCGTTGCTGTAACGCTCTTAATGTTTTATAATATGTTCCTTCTTTTTTTCCCATTACCACCACTCCTCTAAAGTTGTTTGGTTTATATCTTTTTTTATGAGTTTTATAGGCCACTCCATGCTTTCAAATATAAGCATAGCCTTCTTAATAATTTCTCCATTAGCGATAAACTCCCAATCGGGTGTGAACATACCTTCAATGTCCTTGAATTTCAAGAACGAAATGTATTCACAGGATTTAGATACACCTTTAACGATGTAACACTT